TACATGCTCAGCCGTGTCGTTGTCCAGGGCGATCAGTTCACCCAGGGCATGGGCGATGTGCTGGGTCAGATCGAGCAGAAGCTCGGGGCCCTTGCTGCGGAACTCGCTCATACATTCCCCTCATTAATAGCTGCGCGAGTGACGCGCAGTTGCCACTTCTTCAAATTCTCGATCACCTGACTGGCCTGATCACTGCTGAGCCACTGCAGGGCTTGTACGCCCGTCATCTTCAGGACGAACTTGGCCAGGGCTTCCTCGGACGGATCGCGCACCTCGCCCATGCCGTGCAGCGTCAGCCAGAGCGCGCGGATCTTCTTCGACTGATCGTCCGCTGCCAGGGGGCGCTGCTTCTTGCTTGGACGTGCCTTGAAGCCGCGCTGCTTGAGCTGTTCCAAAACCCGGTACAGGTTTGGAACGCTGAGGTCGGCCGTCGAAGTTGCACCACCCAAACCCTTCATGCCGCTGAGCAGCAGACGGTAGGTGTCGTCATCCATGCACAGCTCGCGGCGGGCGACGTGGATCAGCTTGATCAGGCGCAGACGATTATCGGCTTTCACGATGTTTCTCCCATCAGTTCAGCGACACGACGCTCGCCTTCTTCTTTAGTAAGGAGGCCAAGCATCACGTCGCTGTTGATGCGGCCGATCTGGTCTTGGCGTTGACTACGGACTGAGACAACCTGGCGTGGCTTGGCGGGTGCCGCCTGTTTGACCTGCTGAGGATCACTGGCAATGCCAAACACCACAGCGCGCAGGTAGTGATGGTTGTCCAACGGCAGGGATAGACGTTCGCGCTGGGTGAGCATCTGCTCGATGCCAGCAGCCCACAGAGCCGGGCTGGCTGGTTTGGATTCAGTGGTGCGGGCGTCGCGGGTGACGCTGCTGGCATTGACCAGCAGCATCAGTTCCTCGACCAGTTTGATCGCCTTGGTGGTGCGCAGGCCGCGCTTGGCCGGGCTGAACAACCGCAAGTAGGCCAGCACTGCGCGTCCGAGCCGGGGCTCCAGGTCAGCGAACAAAGCCGCCAACTGCTTGCCTTCGGCATCGGCGAAGCCGGCCTCGAACGGGAACTGCTCACCGCAGCATGGGCACTGGATGCGCATCGGATCAGGCCCCCGCTGTCAGTAGCGCACGTGGCTGGTGGTTCACGGCTTGGTGAAGCTGTGCCGACTTGCCAGCTCGATAGCCGGCCTCGGTGGCCACCTCGTCACGTGCTTTGAGCTTGCGACGCTTCAGCTTGGCCTGGCCGAGGTTCGGGTATTTCTTGGCCATGTAGGCCTGGATCGCTTCGGCGATGTTGTCCTCCACACCTGCGAAGGCTTCGATCTTGGAGTACACCGCATCGATCCAGGCATGCGCGAAAGCATCACCACGGGCGACTTTGGTCGAACGCTTGCAACGCTTCTGCGTAGCCAGGTAGTCGCGCCGAGCTTTCTGCAGCTGGCGCTCCAGCACCTGGTAGGCGTAGCCGGCCAGCTCCGGGGCTGCTGCACAGCCGACGAAGATAAAGGACGCTACCTCTACCCAACCGCTGCGGATGATCAGGTGGGTACCGAATGCGTGGCCGCAAACCTGGGCCAATCGAACCCGCCAGGCAGGCGGCTCGCCCTCGGAGCCTGCAAGCACCTTCACCTCGCCGGCCATGCTCGCAAGCACATCACCCAGCTCCAGGTTGTAGGCCTCCATTAGCTTGTGTGCCTGGCGCAGGGCGATCTCCGCTTCGTTGGGGTTGGCAGTCTTCGACTTCGCCATCTCCATGCACTTCTTGATCTTTTCGAGAATGCGTTCCTGATCCATCTCACACCGCCGCGATATTGAGGTTGATAGGGTCGTAGCGGTCGGTCTCACCAACACGCTTATAGACGCGGATATAGACGGCAGTACCGTTTACCTGGATGGAGTCCTTCAACGCTTCCATGGCGAGTTTCCAGTCGGGGTCGTCGATCTCGATGCGCAACAGGCTGAGCACGTCGCCGGTTTTGATCTGACCCTGCTTGTTAGCGCGGAATGCGCGGTCAACCAGTACGCGCAGGTGGTTGTTGGCTCCTTCGCTCCATTTGCGGATGCAGCGGTCTATCAGTTCCTTTGCCGCGAGGATCTCCTCGGTGAAGCTCAGGCGCTCGGCCATTTGGCGTTCGACTTTGAACCGGCCGTCATAGGTTGTGATCGAGGCGTTGCCCTTCTTGCCGCAGATGGTTACCCCGTACTTCTCATTCGGGATGGCGATCAGGTCGTCGATATCGGCCAGGGCTTTGGTCTTGAAACCGACCAGGGCCTTGTTGATATCCAGTGCCATGCGGGCCAGATCACTTGACACCCCATCGCGCAGTTTGTCGTGCTCACGCACCTGGTGTTCAGGCACCAGGTGGCCTGCGCCATTGCGCACATAGCCGGCAGGTACCGGTGTTTGATTGGTATTCATCAGTGTTTCACTCCTGGTTGGCAGTGCTGCCGGTAGTGGTTGGCGAACTCGGAGACCTTCTGAGCGACAAGCCCGGCATCACCTGCGAGGTGCGCCTCGCACATCACTGCCAGCTCGGTGGTCAGTCCGTGAGTTCCGCGAGTGAGGCAATCCAACTGGTTGCCCAGCTGGATGATTTGCTGATTGGCCCGCTCCAGGGCTTCGCGCAGCTCCTGCGGGTCGGTGATCTGCTGGGGGTTGCAGAGGCTGATGCAGAGCACGTTCATCCGTCCTGCTCCTTCACCAGGGAGAACCACACAACGTCTATGCCACGGATGGTCACAGCGTTACGGGTGAAACGGCCTCGGGTGCGGTGCCGTTGGCCGCGCGCTTCGTGGGCGAAGCGGCGCACCAGCTGCTCAACACTGTCAAGCGAGATGGTGATGGTGTTGTCCAGGAAGGACATCGCCGTGATCTGCAGACCGGCATCACGCACCGCGCGAGTCAGGTCATTGAACTCCGTCAATTTCGGCAGGAACTCAGGCGCGGTGATGCTCATTGGACGCTGAACAGGTGGTGCTACAAGCTGAAGGCTGGCCATGTCACACCTCCCGAACGATTTCGTCAGTGACAAGGGACTCGCCGACGCGAGCGGCCAGGTTCATTGCAGCAACCATCATGTTGCCGATAGCAAGCGGATACAGAAGGCTTTGCTGGCGATCACGGCTGGTGGCAGTCAGACGCTCAGCCAGAGCCTCAATCCCCTTGGTGCTAATTACGTCATCAAGCTTTTTACCGGCTCGGCCGAGACGGAATGTCAGGAAGTCGTCGAGTCTTGCGGCCGTGACAGGCTGCAGTTCAGCCACTTCAATGCGCTGCACCACCTCGCGCACCTCGGCATTGCGCTCGCTCAGTTTTACTTTCAACTCAGGCTGGCCGATCAGGATGATGCTGAGTAGCTTGGTAAAACCAGATTCCAGCTCGCGCAGACGCTTGAGGTGCTTGAGGGTCGCGATAGGGAGGCTGTGCGCCTCCTCAATGATCAGCACATGGCGATAGCCGCTCTCATAGCTGTTTTTAAGTGCCCGGTGCATTTGCCGAAAGCGGGCCTCAGGATTGGACTTTGGCCGTTCCAGAGGCGTGATGGTGTCTACGATGGCCTCAGCAATGTGCGGCGTTTTCAGGGCCTTGCCCTTGTCCCCCCGGTCTTCCATAGCCAACACGTAAGGCTCAATCACAATGACCGGTGCATCTTCAGTGCGCAGGCGGGTGATCAAATCCCGGCGCAAAGTACTTTTACCTGCCCCGGACTCTCCGACGATGGCCAAGAAACCATCATGTCTGGCAGCTTGATACATGGACTCACGGATGTAGCGAATATCCGGGCTCACGTACATGTCTTCAGCGCACTGCAGATCCTCGAACGGGTCTCGGAAAATGCCGAAAGCACGTTTAGTGTCTGGTAGTAACACCTGTTTACGTAGCAACATAGGTTCGCACTCCTGGTCGGATTTGGATTTTTTGGTTGGGTTTGCAGGTGCCTGGGCGTTGGCGCGCTCAGGCTCCACCTCTTCAAATGCGGTATTCACCGCAATATCGTCAGCGCCGCTCAGCTTGAGGAAACCCTCAACGCGCGTGCGTAGATCTGCTGGGTCGATGGTGCGCGGCCACTGTTTGTGGTTGATCAACAGGGAAACAGTGGCCGAACTCACCCCTAGATGTTTGGCCAGCGTGATCTGCCGCTGATCGAGATCGGCTAGCGTGTTTTTCAGCTTCAGCATCATTCACCTCCAACCACGCGCAGGCCTGGGCGCGCGGGTTTGTTAAGGGCGGCGGCGATACTGTCCAGTTCAGCTTCAGGCACACCGTTCGGGTAGTTGGATTTCAGCCAGACCATGGACTCTGCCGACCAGGCTGGTACGCGGCCGCGCAGCAACTTGGCGGCGGCAACATGGGTCATAGGCTGCAGCTCGATGGTCGGCAGGTTGACGTTCAGATCTGTGCCACGCTTGGGCAGATAGGTCGGTAATTGAGCGTCTTCGATGTGCCGGTAAGGCTTGAGCTGGCCGCCGAAGGGGATGGCCTTGGCCTTGCGCGCGGCATCCAACTCTTCCTGGGTGTCCACGCCCATGGCCAACTTGGCGGCTTCCTTACGTGCTACCTGAGCCTGGGTTTCCGCGTGGCGCTTAAATACTTCGCCGATCACCGGGGCCGTGATATCGAAGCCCAGTTCGTTGCGTGCAACCATCGGCACCACGTAGTACACCTCGTGCCCCTGGGCATCCACGCTCACCACCTGGGCGGCGTCATCTCGCCAAGGATTGCGAGTGACCAGTACCTTTTCGCCAACCATCACGCCCGGCACAGCGGACACGTCGTACTCGGTGCCCAGGAAGCTGACGCGCAGCTTGCTGTTGACCTTGCGGCTCTCCGGCTCGGCTACTGCCAGTTGGCGGCACACATCAACGCTCGGCACCTTGATTAGCTGATCCTGGCGGATACTCAGCCACATGGCGGTACGACTTTTGCCATAACGTGAATGCACCGCCGTGGCGTTGAAATGGCAGCGCCACTTCTTGGCCAAGGCGTTCAGTTCTGCCAGGTCGGCCACCGGTTGAAAGCGCAGACCTGCCTCGAACTTGCGCTCAATGATGTTTCGCGCATTCTCCACCTGGCCGGTTACCCGAGCGGCACCTGGGGCATGCACAATCATCTGGATGCCCAGCGAGCGACACAGATTCTTGGCCAGCCAACCGGTGTTGGCAGAGCCTGGGTCCATCATCAAAATGGACGGCTTACCGTGCAGCACATCAGCGCCACCACGCTCCTGCATGGCATTGATTAGCACGCTGGTCATGTTCTCGCCGGACTCGGCACCCATCACATATTCCAGGTAGATCCAGCCGCTGGTGTGATCGGTAATTTCATACGACCACACCCGGTCTGCCGCAATGCGCGCCAGGTTCTTCGGCTTGTTCTTGTAGAATGCGTCCTGATCCATTACCCGCAGGCCATTGGCGCGGGTATCCGCGCCGGGCTTTAGGTAATACAGAACGCAAATGGAGGCATCGATCTGCCAAACATGGTTGGGGTGCAGGCTGGCTAGCTCAGTGACCGGGGCTGGGGCCAACAGCTGGTCCGGGTGCAGGCGGTAGTTGTAAAGCCCTCTGGCGATGGAGCTGATCGACAGCGGGCGCAGCTCGCCGGTTTTCTTGTCCAGCGCTTCTGCGCGGATCATGCCACTGGCGCGCAGGGCCTCTACGGCATCGCCCAAGGCATACGGGCGTTTCTCATTGCGTCGAGCCGATTCCATGATGGTGGCGCTGATAGTTAGCGCCTCCTCACGGCTGAGCGCGCTCTGGCCTGCATCTGCACGGCGTTTGCGGGGAGCGCTCACGCGCACCTCCTTCAATTTGCGATAGAGCGTGGCCAGGGACATGCCCAGCTCCTGCGCCGTGCTTTTGCACAGCGTCGTACCTTGGCCGTGGGCTGCGGATTGCAGTTGACGGTCCAGGTCGACGAGGCGTTGAGTAATCACGGCGCTCATGGCTTAGGCTCCCTGCTGCTCGCCGAGAAGCGAATCAACATCAGCAGTCAGCCAGTCCGGTGCACCCTCCATGTCCTCAGGCAGGTGGAACTCACTGCGAATGGACGCCAACAGGCCTTCCAGCTGGCGCACCAGAGTGGCCTTGAAGCTGCGATGGTCTACCCCGTGCTCTTCAGCATGCTCGGCAAGTTTGTTAAAGCCCTCGCGCAGCTTGCCGGTGATGTCCGTTTCGGCCTCATAGGCCAGGGCGGCTACTTCTTGGCGCAGCGCCTTGGCGCGTTCATCGGGAGTCATTGCTACCACCTGACGCCTGGTTTTCTCCAGCGTCTGGCGAGTTTCATCCAGCTCGCGGTTCTTGCGTGCCATTACCTCGCCCTGGGCGCTGTAGCTTTCGCGGGCCTCGCGCAGGGCGGCGCGCAGCTCTTTAACCGACATGCTGGCGACGTCATCCAGGCTCAGTTCACCGGTCTGGCCGATCAGTTCCAGTTCGTTGATCTGTTCGTCATCAAGGAGTAGTAACTCGAACAGCTTGCTCTGGTTACCGATTGCCTTGAGCATCGGTGTGGAGCGGTTGGCGAACTTGGCTGCGGCCTGCATGAACCTGATTGCAACTGTGTGTTCAATACCCAATACGTCTAGGCGCGGGATGAATTGCCCATGCTCGCAGGCGATTTTTAGCACCGACAACCCGCGCCCTACCTCCAAGCAGGCCTCCACGCTGCGCCGCATATTGGCGGCGATATCGCGTTGAATCAGATCTGGGTCGGTGCAGTCGGCGGGCAGTTGGTAGCCCAGTTGCACGGCCAGTGCACGCACCGAGGCTTCCTGCTCGGTGTGCAGCACTGCCATGCGGTTATGCGTGGCCAGCAGCGTCTCGCCGTCCAGCGGTTGCAGTTCAATAGGTTCCACACCCTTGTTTGCGGTACGTCCCATGGTCGGTTCCTTCTTCTATTAGTAGCGGGTGCCTGCCAGCACCCGTTGATTGATTTCGTTGATGCGGCCCTGCATGCGCGCCATCTCTTCGGCATGCGCCTGGGCGATCTGCAGCAGGGCCATGCCAGGGGCAAAGCGACCGGTGTCCAGCTTTACTGCCAGGCCCTCATCAATCAGCGTTTGCATGGCGCGGGTGATGTTGCTCGGGCTGTCGCCGGTAAGCTGGGCCAGCTCGGTGTTGGAAAGGCCATGCAAGGCATTGCCCTTCAGCGCTTTGAGCGCCCGCAGCACACGGGTGGCGGAGGTAAAAGTGCGGCTCATGGCCGTTCTCCCAGTTCGAGTTGTGGTTGAGCGTGTTGCTGCACGTTGCCTCGGTGCCAAGCCAGCTCTTCAAGCCCTGCCTGTATGGCAGCAAGGGCGGCGGTAGCCTCGACGTTGTCCGAATAGAAGTTCATCAACTGGCCGGTGGCCTCATGCAGGGTGGCCTGCAGGGTCTGGATGTCGTGGGCGCTGCTGGTGCGTCCAGTCGGCACATCGATCAGCAGCTTGCCGCCACTGCCTGCTAGCCAGCGGGTGACCAGGTTGATGCCACAGGCCTGCTCATAAGCCGGGATCAGCACAGCCGGCATGCGGCCGTTGGCGATCCACTTGTAGAGCGTCCAGTGGTCATCCAAACCCATCAGTGCAGCAATGCGCTCGATGCCGAAGTTGAAGCGTTCCTTGGCGTGCTGTTGGCACAGCTTGAGCGCGTCGCGCAGGGCGATGGGCTGGGCGCGTTTCCATTGTGCTGGGGTCATTGGAAGGGCCTCCGCTGATGGGCTGCAGCGCCGTCCAAACAAAGACCAAGCCTGCGCATTGGCAAAGGCCAGGTGGTCTGCACAATAGAGATGACGGCACTCATGACGAACCTCACGCGGCCTGGCTGGCAGTGTTCGGGTTGGCTTTCAGGCCCAGTGCGACGGCGGCGCGATGCGCCTCACCACGCAGGCCCTTGAGCCGGCCGCGCAGCATGTCAACCAGAATCATGCGGTTGATGCCCTGGGCTTGTGCCCAGTGGGTTTTGCAGATGCCATGGCGGATAAACCAGGCATTGGCGCTTTCAGGGGTTTGCGGGTACGGAAGCGGTGCCGTGTCGAGTTCACGTTGGGTTTTCATGGGGGGCTATTCCCTGTGGTAAATTGCGGTTATCTGATGAGGACAGGCTTATGAGCGAGCAAGCATTGCGGCAAGAAATCGCCGAACTACGCGCCAGAGTCGAAGCTGTGGATGACTGGGCTGCTGGCGTACATCGAGTGTTGGCTGACGTGTTGCCGTTTCTGCTGCGTGGGCACCCCGAGGTTGAAAAGGTGCAGCAACTGTTGCAGCAGGCAGACCGTCGCTATGAGGAGCTGAGTGCCCACCCTGAGAAGTCACAAGGGCCTGGTGATGCTGCTGGCCTGTATGAACCGGGCAAAATGCTGAACCGCCTTTTTGGCGTGCTGGGCGTGTGGCCTGGGTTGATCCGCAGCTAGCGGCTCGCGAGTCGCTAGATCGAATAAACCAAGCAAAGCAATAGCGGATCGAGTGGTTAACAGTTGCCGGCCATCGCGGCGGATGGACTCAAGCGCTAGCGCTTGAGCGATGTCTGGGTATGAGCTTGATGCGACAGGGTTCATGGCGTTTCTCTTCGTGGCTAGACGAGGTGTTGCGCTGTGGTGTGCGGGTGATTTTGGTAGGAATATTACACCGTGTCAAGTGATCTGGTGTATCAAATACACCTTCGTTTGCGAGGGGAGCTGGACCGCCTAGGCCTAAAACTGGCCGATGCTTCCCGTAAGGCGGGAGAAGTGAGCGCGCAACGACTCAAAGACGTGGTTTCAGGTCGGCAGAAGTGCCCAGCCGAGCTGGTGGCTCGGCTAGCAGTGACAGGCATTGATGTGCTTTACGTTTTGACGGGGGAGAACGCAGCTGCAAATGCTGCGACGTCGCAGCATTTGCAGCCCGACGAGCAGCTATTGCTCGATGCTTACCGTGGTCTCAATGCAACCAAGAAAAAGCAGCTGCTTATATCCCTGCTGACAGGTGATGTAGCGAAGAAGCCGCCTAAGAGTGATGGTGGTGTTTCGGTAAGAGGTTCGGGAAACAGAACAGCAGGCAGGGACTATCACGAGTAAGGAGCAGTTCGTGAGCGACAATGACATTGAGGTAGATGGCGAGAAAAATAGAGTCGCTGGCCGCGACCTCTACGAGTTCAACTTCAACAGCCGGGGTGATGGTAAACAACCTACTTCACTGCCTGGCATCAAGATCAAAGCCAACAGTGGCAACATCAATTTCGGCACTCAGTTCACCATCGGTGAGCGGGTGGACGAGCGTACCTTGCTGCCGGCCCAGCGCAAGGAGTTGCACCAGCTACGTGCCCAGTGTGAAGAGCTTGGCGATGACCCGCGTGATGTGTGGCGTGAGGTGCATACCCAG